GGAACTACAATTTGTCTGATACCATTGAAGGTTTGTGCGGATGAAACATTCCATAATATATTATCATGTCTGTGTGTCCATGAAGAACCATTGGTATTGGGGGGGTTTGTATTAAAACTACCAATATCATTTGACCAACTCTCAGAAACCTGTCTTACGTCTAATGTATATTCTGATTCAACTTCGACCTCATCAATAGATGTTAAATTAAGATAGAATTTTTTTGTACCAGATATATCACCATTTGAAATCAAATCAGATATTGGTGTTAAATCAAATTGAGTAAGTATTCTAGTATTACCAAGCAACTTCAAAGGGTCACTTCCTAAAACATAGAATTTAGTTATCTCCAATATCTCATCATTACCTGTGTTCTGATGCCTAATCCAGCTTAGCTCGTAAATTGTAGTATCCTTCTGTCCGTATATTCTATATATCATTTTATATCTCCTTAGAATGATTGTGTTATCACTTGTCCTCTAATATCGGAATTTGGAAACTTTACTTCAAATATTGATGGGTCTAACGCTGGATAAATTACACCATTTTTTGTAGCATTATTAATACTATATTTGTTAGGTGAATAGTTACCATTAAATTTGTTATATATTTGTAAACCACCAATCCCATCTTTATCAGGCCTCACAACACTTTGAACACCATCTACCTTGTCTAATAATACATAAATTTTAGATAGTTGAATTGGTTCATTAATTCTCCAATTATCAATATTAAAATATTCTTTTAATGCATTTATACATCTTAAAAGAACTTCGTTTGAATTATATTGTGGTAACACCGTAATTTCAAAATCAATACCAATGTTAATAATATGTGCATCTTTTATGTTAACTGCATCTGTTAACATTCTATAATATGATATATAGTTTCTAAGATTGTTCTTTGTTGCAGGGTTTAGAGGTACTAACTTTTTAGTATCATCATAACCCATTGTGTATAAATTTAATGCCAATGGATTTGGTATCTCAGATGATATAGTAGTACCATCTGATTTTTTGTTTTCAATCTGATAATCTTGTGATAAGTATGCTTTTGCACAAGAACCAAATTGTGGTGGTAATGCGTAACACCTCATAACATAATCTTCTCTAGTTACAGTTCTGTTTTGAGCAGCAAAGAACGACATTGCGTTGTTACGAATTTCTTCTAATGTTTCTTCACTACGACCACCTCGCGCTGGTTCTGGGTTTGTAACTGCTACTGAGTTTCTGATAAATCCAGTTACGGTACTATCTAAATTTCGTTCATTTGCAAATGATGTATCTATGGATACTATGTTTGTTAAATCTTTAGCAGTAACATTATCTACTATACCATTACCAACTAAGTACTCAACGGTTAGTGTTGTGTTAGATGGTGCGACACCATATGTTTTAGTATATAAAAAGTTAGATGGGTCAATACCCTGGTCTAAATCACCAACGATTCTGTATAGATTAGAACCCACATTATCTGGATTTGGTACAATCTCTTCATCCGCATTTTGTGATATACCAGCACCGAATTGGATTACAACTACCCCACTATCTTCGAATCTTGTAATAAATCTTTTAGGTACTCTCTTTAATTCTAAGAGGTATGGTGTATCACCACTATACTCTACAAACGCAGTTGAGTTATCTTCATTATTTTCTATCTGTTCAAATACAGTGTCTTGTGCTAAGTATGGTACGTGTGTCCATTCATCTCTATCATCATCAGTTATTGATTTGATTCTTATAAAGTTAGGTTCTTCTATCTTAATCTTATCATAAATCTTTGGAGAACCAAATGTAAATGTTTTTGTTTCAACAGTACCACTTGATACTTTTACTTTTTTCTTTAACAAATAGTATATAGGTTCATTTGTGTTTTCATCAACTTGATATACGGATACTTCCGTTGTATCAAATGATGATGAGAATGCAAAATCAATGTTTTTCGATGCTATAAAGTTTACATCATTGTTTTCGGATGAACCTACCTGCATACCCTCTACTATTTTTAATGCATAATCAAAATCAGGTCTTACATCATCACCACTTCCTTTAGATGGAACTAATTGAAATACATCTAAGTTAGTTGTGGCAGGTACATAATTTTTAGGTTTGTAACCATATGCCGCTGCTAGATTAAATAGATTTGAACTTTCTTCAGCGTTTGTTAAAACTGATTCTCTTAATTGAGTATCTGTGTAAAAAGAAAGTACATCACCTACATACGATGCCATTTCCATAAACATCATACCAGGCGATGCTTCGTTAAAATCATTGTAGGTGTTTGGAAAATAGTTTTTTGAAAAATCTATTAGATTCTTACGAATCTCGCCAAAGTCTCTACCTATTAACGATACATCTTTTTGTACTAAATCATTGTTAATTTTTTTTGCCATTTTTAAACCTATTCTATTGTGGTAGTTCCCGCATTATCTATAAATAGAATTATTTGTTGGTTAGCACCTTGTTCGGTAACTCTAAAAGATAGTTCTATCCTAACATAATTTCTATCTTCTATAACTTCAATAGCTATATCATCAATAATTATGTAAGGTAACCAATATTCTATATCTTCTCGTAAAGATTCATCTAGTGTTGATGATAAATCACTATTAATGTTTTCAAACATTAAAGAATAAACATCAGAACCAAAGTTAGGTTGAAACACTCGTTCACCTTTTCGAGTTAATAGTAAACTTTTTAGATTAGATACGGCCTGTTGTTCGGTTGTATAACTTAACTGAAACAAACCCTTTGGTTTACCAAAAGGTAGCATTACCCCAATCGCTACATCAGGTTGTAAATCTAAAGTTTGATACGAATATTCTTTACGTTGTTTAGCCATTTATTATTTCCCCTTCTTAGCATTGATGGTTTTCATCAATGAAGAATAATCTCTTGTTAAAGCATCACCAACTGCAGTGCCCTCAATATTAACATTCATAGGTTTACCATCCGGGTCTAAGGTTGGTGTCATATTTGTGGTGGTTGCAACACCATCGCCATATCCTAACATCTCAGCCATTTGTGTTCTGTTAAATCCCTGTGCTTGTTGTGATGTAAACGTAGAATCCATATTTCTCCACTCACCACTTTCAGCAGTTTCATTTAACATATCATTTAGTAATGGGTTTTCTGAGAACTTTTGTGTTTTAGGTTTTTTAGTTTCTAATAGACCTGAAATATCTAATGGGTCTTTAGTTATCTTACTATTATCTACTACACGCTCTCTAATAACTGGTTTAGAACTTTGTTTAACCTCTTTTAAGATTGGTTTAAGTTCTTCCCTTACCACTTTTCTAATGATTACTTCTAATAATTGTGCTAATTCTTTTGCCTTCATAATAATATACTTTTATATAAATATCAAATTGTTTTGTTTTATACTACACCAACCCAAGGAAATGGTGTGGGTGTTGGTGGTGATGGTGGGGGTAATGCCCCATCATACTTTCCACTAATACTAGCTAAGTGTGCTGTGAATGTTGTAATCATCTTTCCACATATAATATTACCCATAGGTGTACTTACAGGTGGATTGTTCCAAGCTGCAAATAATCCTGATTGAATTGTTGCGGCTACACCACCATTTAAAACTTTGTTAATTTTGTTTGGAGTAGCCAACAATGTTGGATTTGGTATGAGTGGTGGTGTTACAGGAGGTGGTGCTGGACTAAACTCAACATTACTCCAATACTTAACCAATTCGTTAGCCCAAGGTGTAAAGTGTGATGGCATTGGTTTCTTTTCCGATTTGTAAATCTTCTCCAACGCATCGGCTATAGCATCTTCAATACCCTTTGAAGATGGTCGTTTCATTGGTATGTTTCCAGGTATTAATATTATGTTGGCAGTAGCAACAGCTTTGTGATACTCATCAGCAATCTTCTTAGCAGTTTGCTTTAAAGTTTTCTCCTTCTTAACATCATCTAAGTAAGGAGCTACGCTGGATTGGAATGTTGGCCAGATTGCAGGCATTTTATTGTTTCATCTTTTTTAGTTCATCGAAAATCTTTTTAACTTTAGCAGCATTTGTAGCAGGGCCAGTTGGGCCTACACCAGTTGTATATGTTGCTTTAGCCGAAGTTAAATCTACCAACTCACTTACCAAATCTTCCATAAGGGTGAAAAATTTATCCATCTCCATCGCCCATTTAGGAGTTGCGTTTACAATATCTTTCTTACCAGATATGATTACTCGCTCATCTCTTGCATTTAAAAATAACCTATCTGAATTTAATACAATTGATGGGTCTTTCCATAAGTTTGGATTTTTAACACCATCACCTATTTTTTTCTGAGATGGTTTTAATTTTAGTTGTTGTTTGGATGTTAACCATATCGATGATAAATCATCGTTAATATCTTCTATAATAAATTTATTGAAACTACCACCAGATTTTCTACCATTAGATAATATAGTGATTGGCTCGGACACCTTACCTGGTGCATTCCAACTTGGTCTTTTAGATGTTATTGATAACAGTGGGGTGTATCCAAATCTTAATGAATGTCCGAACCTACCCTCTATTAGAACATCGCCTAAGAATGGTTGTAATGAACCAACATCATCTCTTTCTTCAAATCCAGTTGGAACTCCAATACCAACACCTGAGAAACCCACACTATCTGCGTTGAGTAGTGCGTTATTATGAACGTTCAATTGTACTGCAGTTGGATTTAGATAATAAGAACGGGTTGTCTGTTTACCAGGAGTTTTACCAGGAGATGTTCCTTTAATTACAACAACTTGTTCACCAATTAATGGTACTCTTTTAATGTTTGCATCCAGTGGATACGCGGTTAAACTACTACCCACACCTTGCGTTCTTACTGCTATACTAAGAACGGTATTTGGGTTGTTGTCAGTAAGTGTTATTGATGTAACCGTTCCACTTGTTACGAGTGTGCCCGATGCTGCCATTATTCATCTCCTTCGTTTTGAAGAGAATCTATTTTAGCATCTATTGCCTTTGCATTTTCTAAAAGTTGTTTCTTCTCTTCTTCAGATAATCCTAAACCACCACCCATTTCATCTGAGTTAGCGTCTTTCATCATTCTTTGAACGATTGCTGCAAGTTTTACAATTTGTTCATCGTTCTTAACAGATACTTCCATATACTCCTTAATCAATGGAACTACAACCGTTGCATCGTTTATATTTTTAACCAATGGTTCTAATTGAGCGATTAGAAGTTTTAACTGTCTATCTTTCTTTTTAGAATTATTGTAGATATCCGACATGATATCTGAAAATGTTTTACCTTTAAATAATTCAGTATCCTTATCCATTACTATCCTTTAATTTATACATCACTGTAATATGACCTGTTTTGTTATACTCAGTATAAAGTTCTGCATAAATAAGTTTTAATTTACCAACTACCTTTGTGATATACTGAGTATGAACTCCAGTTCTCTCTCTAATAAGTATATAAAGTGCTTTCTTATTGTACGAATATAAATCGTTTCTGTTTTTAAATAACTCATTTATAGAATCAGCGATTGCTTTATCTCTATCTTTTACAAATAAATCATCCAAATGATAATCAATATATTGAGTGTAGTGGTCTATAAAATCTGATTTAGATTCTTGCATTTGTTGACTAACCACCTCATTAACAATATTACGAGATGAATCAACTTTGGTTAAATCATCTCTAGATTTCATTCTAGCATAGTTGGCGTTGTTTTCATTGAACAAATAGTTTCTTGCTACGACTGTAAAATATGAAAATGCTCTACCATTATCACCATTAAACTTATGAATCTTTTCATTGAGAAACGCAACTACATTTGCCTTAACGTCCTCATATGGTACATCAAAATAATATGTTTTATAGGTATGAATTACATTCTCCGCCATTTTATCAAATGGGTAATGAATAAACCTATTGTATATTTTATTTTTTAGGTGTTGGTCATCACATCCATTATATGCGTTAATAGCAATCTCAGTAATCTTTGTGAAATACCTTTTACTCTTTCTCTTCCTCGGCATCTAAGTTATATGTTTCGTTTAATTGTTCCAATGCGGATTTAATCTCGTCAAAGATATACCCACTCTCATCATCAGCCTCAAAAGAACCTAATCTATCTACTTTCTTCATTCTATCATATGCGTTTTTCATAGATGTGAATGTTGATTCTAAATACTTATCTGCAAACTCTATTTCATCTTCCAATGCTTCGTTTTTACGAAGGAGATTGTATGTTGTGTATCCTAATAGTAAGGTTGAAACTGATAATATTACTATGAATAATAATTCCATAATTATGCTTCCTCTACTTCACCAAAGATAGATTTAAAATCAATCTTCTCCGGCATAGTTACGTTTTCTAATTTTTGTTTCTTAGTTGGTCTACCACCTACGTTCTTCGTAGTGAGCTCACCTTGCTTCATCTTCATCCATCTTTCGTTTTCGAATCTAGCAGCCATAATATCAGCTTGGTGCATTACAAATGGTAATCCAGTCTTTAATGAGTTATCTTTATTGTATGCGATATAATATTCTTTGTTAGCATCATCATACAATCCATCAGTAAGTTTGATACCTAAGTATTCTACCTCTGATATTTTGATTCCAAAATGATTCAACATCCAAAATGTTCTATCATTCAAATTCATCCAATGCATTGATGGATTAGTTTTGTAAATCTTTCCTTGATTCTCAACATGCCATTGTGAATCATTTGGGATGTACCAACTCTCATCAGCGTTACCAACTTTACCTAAGTCGTGATGGAGTGCTGTAAAGATTACAGTCTCTTTATCGTATCCACCATCACCGATTCCTAACTCAGTATGTAAATCGAATACCTTAACTGCGTTTCTCGTAACTCTCAATACGTGGTCAACATATCCACCAGCAAATGCGTTGTGGAAATGTTCGGTTGATGATGCAGGAGTAAGGATAATTCTATCTTCAAGATGGTCATACATTTTGTTAAGAGCTTCTAATCTCTCACCTGTAAACGTTTGGTTAATTAACTTACGAAACTTTTCGTAGTTTTCTGCTATTTGATTTTCATCTAAAATGTGTATCATAACTTTTAATTTTTATTTATTTTTCTTCTAATACAGATAACAACTCACTTTCTCTATAAATGTGATAAGTATCTTTACCATTACGGTGTTTGAATCCAGTCCCTTCTAAAAGGACTAAATCACCCGCCTTAACGGTCATTGGGATTGAATCTCCCGTCTGAGTGAATAACCCATTACCAACTGCGATAACTTCACCCAACATTGTGGTATCTGAACCAGATGGTTTGTATAAACCACCTGCTGTTTTTTCATCATGTCGTTTTACAATTTTTACGACAACTCTATCTCCTAAAGGTTTGTAACTAAATTCCATATCTTAAATTATTTTATCGATTATACCTAATTCTAATGCATCGTTTGCTGATAAGAAGTAATCGTTTTGTTGATTCTCTTCCCACCACTTCTTATCCTTCTTTGTACACTCTTCCATAATTGTATTACAATCATCTTCCAATTGTTCTGCAAACTTTGCGTTTGATTTTAAATCTGAAAGTTTACCTGCTGCGAATGATGATAGTTGGTGAACCATAATCTTAGAATGTTTAGATGCTGCTCTAACACCAGTACCTGCTGCGAGTAATAACGCTGCTGCACTCATTGCTGAACCTCTACATACAATGTTGGTTTTGATACCTTCGTTGGTATCTAATGACCGAATGTAATCTATTAATCCTAAAGTTTCAACAACATCACCACCTGGTGAGTTAAGAAGAATTGTTATTGATTTTAAATCTGAGTTTATTTTTCTAAGTAATCTTACTTTCGATATAACATCAAATGTTAAACCTTGAATGATTTCGTCTTGAACTAAAATAACATTATCTCTGATATCTAATCCATAATCGAACTCTCTAAACTCTTGAAACCACTTCTCTTTTTCAGATGGAGTAGTTTCGTATCTTGCCTCAATATTACCACCAGTTGTAGTGGTTCTACCTTCGTTATACAAATCACTCATAATTTTTTAAAGCCTTTTTTAAAGTTTGTTTATACAAATATACGAATAAAATTTGAATTATCCAAATTTATTTTCTACCTTCTGCTGTGGCAACCGAATCGTTGTATTTCTTTTTCGTAGGTTCACCATATAGGTTTATGGCATCTTTGTGGTTTTCCACTTTTTCTTTTGGAGTTTCTTTTCTTTTTTCTCCCACTTCTGGTTTAGGTACTGATATTGATTCCCCATCCTTCTCATCATTGATGGGTACTTCCACAATATTAGTATCCCTAAACAACTGAGTGTTAGTACTATTACTATTTCCATATTCATCCTTATTTAAAAGTTTATTTAATGCGATTACCATTGAGATTGCAAGTGGGTCAAATACAAATACAATTAGTAGTGTAAACCAGTTTACAATCACCCCCATTGATTTACCTGTAATCTCAGCCATATATCTCAGAGGTCCAACTTCTGCTGCAATCTCATTATTTGATTCTAAATCTAAAATCTTCAAATCTAATTTGGTTATTGAATCTGTTAATGCTTCCATTTTAATTGATACACCATCACGTTGTTTTTTCATATCGTTTAATTGTTCAGTAAGAACTCTACGAGTGGATGATGATGTGGTGGTTATAATCTCACCAGTCTCTCTATCTTTGTATTGAACAGTGTTATTGGATAACCCTTTGGTAAGTTCTGTAATAGAACCATTTAACTGAGTTCTTTCCACCTTATATCCATTTAGAGATTCTTCAAATCTATTTTTCTTTAGTTCAACAACTTCAACTTGCTTATCTAATACTCCTAATTGGTCAGCAGTCTTTTGATATGCTGATGTTAGGAATCCATAGATACCGGCTGATGTAATTAACATAAGTGTTACTAATGCTATTGTGAGATACCACTTCATCCAACCAGCACGTTTCCAATGGTTGTGTAGGTATGATGCGAGTATAAGTTTAGAAAACTCCAAAGCAGATGCCATAATGATAACTTCAAATCGTGCACCAGCAAACAAAGAACTTAATCCAAATACTGAGTAGTATGCTGCTGAACCTGCTAATGCAAGGGTACTTAAACTCATCAAAATGATGAACCAAGTTCTTTTTGAAAAAAAGTTATCAACAAATTTACTTATTTTTAGTTTCATTAAATTCCTGAATTGTATTTATATCAAATTCTTTCTTATAAGAAGAATGGAGTTGTTAACACAACCCCATAAATCTAATAATAAATATTAAAAAGAAATTAATTAAGATACTTAATCAAGCTTAACCCCATATTATGCGTTAACGCTTCTGTATTCTAAAAGGGTTAATTCTTTAGCTTTTGCCTCTATCATCACATCTACATCTAACCCATAAGTATTAATATAATCAGATATATAATCTGAATGTGCCTGAGGTTTAATTGATTCGTTACCTTCATGTAATGATTTACTCTCAGAGTAATGTACAACTGGTTTTATATCACCCCAAGTACTAGCAGCAAGTCTAAGAGCTTCCTCTTCAGTTAAACCACCTGTATTGAATTTATGGTGATGGTAATCGAACACAATAGGAATACCAATACGTTCATGTATGTACATCAAATCCTTTACTGAATACATACTAGCTTTATCATCATTCTCTACAGTCAAACGTGTTTGTACGGATTCAGGCAATCTCTCAAAGTTCTTACAGAATCTATCCATAGCGGAAATCTTATCACCATACACACCATTACAATGTATGTTAAGCTTGTTGTAAGGAGTTCTACTTAATCCCATCATATCAAACACCTCACCATGTATAGAAAGGTCTGTGATGGTGTTTTGTACTACTCTTTCGTTTGGAGATACCAATACATTGAATGGGCCAGGATGTGATGTGATACGATGACCATATTTGTTAACAAGATAACCAGCGCCAGATAATAAGTTTTTAATACGATGGTAATGTGGTAGTTCTGATAATGGATACTCAGATGACCAAGGGAACACATTAGAACTCATTCTAAAGAACTTAATATCATTCTGTTCATTCCATTTGATAATCTCAATTAAATCCCTTACGTTCTGAATACTGAGTTCAGATGCATACGGAATACCCTTTTCATTAAAGGTACGTTTAATCATACTACGATTGGTAGTAATACCTTTTTTACCTAGCGTCATATTGATACACGCATATCCTAAATTCCCCATAACTATTCTTTGTTTTTATGTTTCTTTTTACGAGTATATTTCTTCTTATTCTTATGGACGTTACCACGCATAGCCTGCCATATCTCCTGTATGGTAAACTCAGTCTTTTGTAGTTTATCTTTGTTATCACCCATAATACTATAAATATACTATCACTTAATTACCCTACTAAGATAATAAAAAAAGGGGAGTTTTCCAACTCCCCTATGTTAAGTTTATGTTAAGTTTCCTCTAGCGGTTCAACATCTACAATTTCCTCACAAAAATAATAGAATGGTTCTTTCTTCAAAACGATATCGGCTCTGAGGTGTTCACGCCAAGTCTGAACAATTGGATTATGTGTAATCCGAATCTTCCTTAGAACTATGTAGAGTTTCCCCCCTTTTTCTATAACTTCTTTACAAAACACTTACTTAACTGTTACCTCAATCACTTTAGCTTTCTTTTCTTCCAACTTAGGAATACTGATTGTTAATACACCATCCTTAGTTTGGGCGGCAGTTTTAGAAACATCCCAATCTTCAGAAATCCTATAACTCTTATTGAATGTTCTACTATCATTTTCACCTGTGATTGATAGAATACTATCCTCTACCTTAACTGAGATATCTTTTTTAGATAACCCTGGTACATCAAACTCCATTGATAATACATCATCTTCAATTTTCATATTGCGATTAAAGTAATCTGATGGATGCGGTCTGTTCCACATATGTAAATTACCATCCCTAAGTAGTTCATTTACTAAGTGCTCTGTTGTTTTAAAAATCATATTCTCCTTTTTTAATGTTTAAACTTACACATAGTATATTTCAACTTGTGTACCATTCTAATAAATCGGAAATTATGTCATAATGAACTGACAGATTGTCAGTTAAGTGAGATTGGCGAACCTTCACCAATTAAATCAAAAGTTAAAATTACATCCCAAGGTTCGTATTTTGTAAATTCAACATTTTGATTTGATAGTATAAGACCATTTAACATCATATCGTTAGCAACCTTCATCAATACGGCTAACTCAGAACCTGTAAACATTATTTTACCGTCTGATGTAAACTGTAAGGTTACATCTTGCCGTATCTCATCCATAGGTTCTTCTTCGAACTCTATTTCAAAAACATTATCAATATGCTCACCATTATATTCGTGCACAAACTCACCGACCATTAAATCGTAAACATATAATAGCTTATCAACATCTTCTAATGTATTGAAGAAATTGAACTCACCCTCATCCCAATATTCATTATCGTGCATAATCACTACTCCTATATGTTCTGTTTATCTCATATGCTAACCAAGCGGCATCTACATTTAAAGATTTAAAATAATCTTCAGTTAACATATATACTTTTAATTTACGGAGTCTAGCATCCGAATCAGATTCAGACTTTAGGATTTCTAATATCCTATTCTTAAATGGTTCTTTGATTGTATCTATACTCATCATATATAAATATCATTATTTTATCTTTCCTCTGTATAATTGGTTTAAATATCCTAAAACTTCTTTTGGAAATATCATTCGCTTTGTGTGGAGTTGTTCCACCAAAACATCTAAGAATTTATGTATGTGGTTATAACTATCATCAGATGATTGTAGCTTATCTTTTAAAACTTTAATCCTATAATCGAATTTCTCTATATAATCATCCGATGCTGATTCATTTGATTGAAGATATCTACTTATCATATACCTTTCAGAAAACCATAGATGTGGTTTCGCATCATCTGTAACTGTTTTCTTTAATACCGTATCTACGAATTCAGATAGGGTTAGTATATCAGGAACAGCTTCTTCAAACTTGGTGTAGGAAACCCATTCACGGGCTTTCTCCATATCCGGGTCTCCTAAACCTAATTGTTTAAAGAATTCGTTTGTTTCCATTCATTAGAATAATCCTAATCGGATTTTTTGTCGATGTGTTTGTTGAGCAGCTTCTAAGGTTTCTGCAACTTTAGTACATTCTGCCCAAGTTAAATCAACTGAAAAATTTCCAATTTCTAAAGTACCAATTGGGATACTTCTATCAGAGTAGTTAGATTCACTTAAACTATCCGACATTGCGAAATCAATATCGTTATAATTTTTACCTAACTTACGGAGTCTCTCTCTATCTTTTTCATGAGTTGCACCTCCGTGATTAACTGTACCTCTTGGTTTTCCGTTGTATCTTTTCATAACATTGTAATTAAGTGTTAAACTATTTACAATAAATATGAAAATATCTTTAATGAAATCAACTATTTACGTTTATTTCTATTTGAAATTCTATTGAACTTTTTCTCAAAAGATGCGGCATCCATTCGGTTAGGATTAGTTCTCTCTATATTCTGATGTACTTTCATAGTTTCACTAACCACTAACCACGCATCAGAAACACTTTGTTGTGGTGGTATCATATACTCACTAACAACAGAATCTTCTGTTCCAGTTGATACATAATACAACCCATCTTTGGATATTCTTGTAGTTGCTTTAGGATACTTTTTTAGTACTCTCTTCTTTATACGATTAAACTTCTTCTTTTCCACTTTCTTTAGATTTAGTAAACGACTTTGTAAGACTACTATTTATAAATGATTCTGCGTTTTTATCATCAACGTAAACATTTTCATGCACCTTACCATCTTCTGATTTGATTGTGTATTTATATCCTTTCTTAGTTGGTAGCTTTTCAACTACACTCCCAACCTTTAAAACTTTAAATACACTCACAATTACAGTTGAACCTGTTACATAATTCATTAATTACTCCTAGCTAATAACCTTTATGATTTTAGTTTCCAATACTGATGTAACTTCGAATTCCAAACCATCGTTCTTAAACTCTTCATGTACTTTTGTTTCTGCATCGGTTACCGATACTGCGTGTACACAATATTGTTCCATCGTTTTCTTTTGACGACCCTTGTCATCAGTTGTAACTACTTTTACTTTTGCAATGTAATACTTCATAACTTTGTTTTTAATTATATTTAATGTTAAATTTTTCTTCTAATTCTTGTTCGGTAAGTAGTGCATATGAACCATTACACTCACCCAATTCCATATCTTCAGTAAGGGTGTGGTAATACGATACCACCTCTTCACCATTGTGTTGTCTACCTGCTGGAATAACCATCATTTGAATTGGTAGAAACACATTTTGAAATTGTTTAAATAAACGAGGCCCAATCTCATCTGGCCCTTTCTTAAATCGTTCTCTGAGATGTTCGTAATACACTTCATCCATTTCACTCCACTCATCAGTAGGTTGTGATAAATACTCTTCCATCTCATTTGCCGCAGCCTGTAATGCTTCCATCTCTTCTTGAGAAACATCACCTGTATTCCAATACTCTTCTGGTATAGGATTTTCGTTTTCTTTACTCATAACTTATATCTACATTTTGATTTAATACATAACCAACATCACCATCGTCAGTCTCAACCTCATTGAGTATTCCTTTATCCTTTAATTCGGAAACTGTATTATCTACATTCTCTTTGATAATCTCTTTGGTGATTTCCATAACCAAATCCATAATAGATTCAGCATCTAAATTGTTTTCAGTAACATTTGAGTTACTCATCGTTTTATAGAATCTAGCTTTAAACTTATGCTTATCTATAAACTCACTTTCAAAGAATCCATCTTCTAAAAGGGATTCGTAAATATCGTTTGTTAATCCTTTAATATCCATATCATAGTAATAGTTGTTTGATAAATATACAAAAAATAAAGTTATTATCCAAATCTTTTTTAAAATAAACCCCACATCAAAGTGGGGTCTACTTTAAGAGAGTTAAACAATATCTTAGAATGGGTTACTCAAATCTTCAGTTTCAGTATTGAACAAGTTCTCTTCTTCAGAAGAACCAACAAACTTCTGAACGAACTGTCGAATGTAAGTACGTTCTGATTGAGCACCACCAGCATCATCGAATAGTGGGTAGATTGTAATCTCAGCAGCCTCAGCCAGATTAAACCCATCGTAGAGTAGAGAACCAATCTCAACTGCTGTACGAGTCGATAGTGAGTTAGTGAGTTGTGGAGTTTCCTTCTTAACCTCAGAACGGGTCATTGAAGTAATCTCAGCAACTGAGTTGATTAAGTTCACATCAACTGAAGGATACATCATTTGAAGTAGTGATTTTTCTTCATCAGATGTCAAAGTATCCATCTCAATAATTGTGAATCGGTCAACAATCGCACGGTCAAGTTGACGGGTGGCGGTGTATTCATTACCGATGTTAGCCGATGCAATGAAGGAAACACCCTCAGCAACTTTCACAACAGGCGAATCGGATGCCTCATCCAATCGTAGGTAACGTTGCCCAGCATCCAACACTGTCATTAGAATGTTGTGAGCCTCAGGGTGAGCCCGGCTAATCTCATCCAACACAATCACAGTGTTTGGAGTTTGAATTGCTTTAACGAATGGTGATGGTGAGAACACAGTTCCTTTCTTAGTATCGAACTGAGTGTTACCAATCAGAGTAGCACGGGGGTCTTGTGTAGAACCTAAGTTGAAGATTTCCATATTGTAACCTTCGATGGAATTAGCAGCTGCTTTAGCGGCCATCGTTTTACCACAACCAGCAGGCCCAGTCATCATAATATTCTTACCACGAAGAATGTTACGAATCAGATACTTCCATTTTAGTTCACTCATAAACAACATCTTTGGTTTCAAACCATTAGCCTCAGAGTGAATGAACTTTAGGAAATCTTCTTCCATTGGTTTCTCAACTGCTTCTGAAGGTGGTGGTGTACTAACCATTTTGAATGCTTCCAAACCACCATTGGGTTGATTAAAGTTCTCAACAGGCTCAGCCCCATTGAACTTCTCAGCAGGAACTCTACCGAACTCTACCGAACCTTCTGATAGGTTACCCTTTACACGTGCTTTGAAACAATACTTAGAAGGATTGTTAGCCGATGTAACGGCTCGTTTATAAAGTGAAGTTCCCTTCTCATTGATTTCAGGAACCAAAAATTCAACACCATTCGTGTCTACTAAAACTAACTCTTTGTTCTCATTACGAACAACTTTAAGGAATACGGAACGCTGTGCTTTAGCCATAATTTTATTTTTTAATTGTTTAACTTTTATTAATTATCTCTCTTTACTATGTAAAGATACTACTTTACTTTTATATATCCAAACTTTCAATGTTAAGTTTATGTTAACTTTTCATATGGTAGTGGCGAGAGTAATAACCCTCATCACCTACATTCGCATCATTCAATGGAGTATAACCATTATACTGATTGGTATCATACAACATTCGTTCAATCATCGTACACATACCAGCTTTAAACTTATCATCACAATACTCATCAGTACGTTGGAGTTGGTTGTTAACGTAATCTAAAACTTTTTTTACTTCAATTGTTTTTCTCATATCTCTCAATCTTACAGTACTAAAGTACAACATATTATTGATATTTCCAAATTTCTAATGTTAAGAAATTGTTAAATCTTTTAACAGAGTTTCGTAAGCAGATGTAGTGTTTTCTATATAAAATACATCAGATAACCCATCCAATTGATATTTGTTGTGGAGAAACTGGCCGAATCTCAAATCATCTGAGTTTCGACCATCCCCATTATCAACAGTCCACGATAGGTATTCCAAATTTAATCTCTCAATATTCAGTACCATTATTCAAACATTTTGTTTAGTGTTCGTGTCAAAGGAATCAGAGAAGTAACATCAATTGCTTCAGCAGATTTTCCATACATCTGTCTGAAGTTTTCGATAGCACTACCATATCTACCTTCTTCAATGAAGTACGATAGAACGTTTACTCCAGCCATTCTCATTTTCTTAACCTGATTGGCAGTGTGGTTAACCGCAGCATCACCACCATATTCAATATCACTATTAGAAAAACCTGGCCATCCATCGGAGAAGTTAATGAAGTAACTCTCAGCACCTTTGTTAGTTTTAGTGATATCATCTAAGATAGATTCGAAACACAATCCCTCAGGAGTAGTTCCACATGGATTAATGTATTGAAACAATTGTTGAATCTTAGAGAACTTATCAGTACGAGAATCATATGCAATCAACATCAAAGGTTGAACCGATTGATGTGAACCACCACCTTGTTGAATTGAACGATAAGAAATCACAACATCAAGATTAGAGGTCATCGAAGCGGCCTTAGCGATTGCCACAGCAGCCGTTTGTGAATTAGTCCACTTCTTACCACCCATCGAAGAACTCGCATCAATGGAGATGTGAATCAACGCAGGTTTGTGTTTGTTAACCACTGTCTGGTCAAAGATTTGAACATTACCCATACCCAACTCATGTAACAAACGACCTGAGATTTTACCATTCTTCATACGAGGTGTAACCAATGAACGTTCCTCAGAACGAACTTTCAAACGCTTACCCAGCATAGTACCAATCTGAACACCTTTGGTGATTGCAGGTATGTTACGGTCGCAATAGTAATGGTATGTAGATAACATATCAATGGTATCAGAATCAATCAAACCTTTGGTAAAGTTACGAACCACAACAACAGATGTTGCTTTATCCTGTTTCCAATAACGACCTGATTGATAATCCTTACCAGCCAGCTTTTCATCGATACCAGCTTTAGAAAGTGTATCTAATTTTTGATTCTCACCTTTACCAACTTTCTTCTTTTTGATATCACCATTTTGGAAATCTTTTTGTTTCTTAATAGCGTTATCCAATTGTTTTTTCTGGCGGTCTGAAAGTTCCCCCTCACCACTACTAACTTTGTTATCAGCGATTTCATTGTTAGAACCATCACCACCCGCACCATTCGGATTGTAAGAAGAACGACCTGATTTTACATCATCACCTTCAGCATCACCTTTGGTATCATCAATACCATTTGAATCTTGCTTTGATTGACCATCACTCTCAGGCCCTTCAGTATTATCAGTACCATTGGTTTCAGAGTTATCTCCACCACCACCAGTACCTTCACCTGGTTGTTGTTCGGTATCATCAGAGTTACCCTCACCATTACCATCACCATTCTCAGGTTGTTCAGATGGTGGAAGTGAATCTTCTACTAATTTGAAAACCTCACAGGCCAACTCAAACGCCTGTTGAGTATTTTGTAATCGGTTGATGTTTTTCAAATCAATCAACTCCCAAACTTTTCGTAACATTGGAAGTGCATCCAAATCACGATTAGAGTTGGTGATGTTAATGATACGGAACATATAAGATTCCCAATCCTCAGTACGATACTCTGAAGATTGAAGTCCCTTATCGATAATCTTAGCATTGAAGTACTTATCGTACATTGCGTGGTAGTAACCTTTGTAACCAGGAGAAGTAGAATAGATGTAGTAATCAATTCTACGGTCCTCAATCACATTCAACAAATCTTTGATGTTACCCGCAACCCAACTACGAACACTATCATAACTCATATAGTGTTTAGCTTCCAAATCCGATAGGTAACTATACCCAATCGGTTGGGGAAAATCGTAATTACGAAGTTTATCTAGTGATGAAAAATCGGTTAACTTAATGTGAGAACCTTCATGCAGTGCCAGCCCAACAGTAGGGTCAAACTCTTTATCATCCATCTTAGCTGAAATGGTAACGGTCTTACCATCAGTATAGGAATTATCACCACGCTGGTCAAACATCACTTTGATGTTCTCATTGGTAACGATGTTAACGAAGTTTGATACTGCCCGTTTGTATGATGCTAAGGCGAGAAGATTTGATTGTTTCTTCTCAACTACATCAACAACATCAGAATCATCATCAAACAGGTCATCTCGTAACCAATAGGAAGAATATTTTGTGTTATCTCTCATATGTTTATCTTTTCTCATTATTACAGTACTAAAGTAGTGAATATTTCTGATATATCCAAATTTCTAATGTTAAATTTATGTTAAAGTTATTAACAAGTTATCAACACTTTAAATCAATGCTTTGTAAATTTTATTGTAGTTAATCGAACATAATCCGATTATACCTATCATAAATGACATAAATGCGAATCCCATCTCATTGAGAACACCCGCAAAATGTATTAGGGATTGAACTTTACCTAACATAGTTCCGATAGATAATCCGAACCCACCTAACACTAACAAAATCGCTTGATAATTTTTCATACTATATAATCTTTATCTCTTTTACTATGTAAAGATAATAAAAAAAGGGGACTTTACCAAGCCCCCAATGTTAAGAAATTGTTAAATCTTTTAGATTAATTACCTAATCTGTAAAAGGAAATCATATACCCAGTACGTGAATCCCCTCTAAATGTGATTTGTGCTTCAGTATCCTCATGCCCAATCTCTCTATACATTTGAGATTTCATGTTATCGGCCATAAAGAAACAACCATTAAATTCGGGTGTACCCTTAAAGAATACACCTACTTTAGAAAATCCTCTTGGAGCTCTACATGGAGTTACGTTAGGTGCAGATGGTGTACCAACTGCTCCTGGTGCTACATTTAAATTAACAGGACCTGATATTGGTGATTGATTAGTACCTACTGATTCAGATTTAATTACTATGTTTTTTATAGTTACTTTTCTTCCGTTAAATCTGTTTGGATTACCTGCGAATACCTCACCTGGTATTGCCATTTGTGCGAACGTTGACCCAATCATTCCGATTGTAAGTGCAACTGATAGAATCATCTTTCTCATTGTATAGTATATAGTACAATATCTATACCACAACCACCAACCATCAGATTTCTTCGATGAACTTAATTTGATAAAGGTGATTGCCTATTTTCTTCCTCATCAATCAGTTGATTAAGTTCTTTTGTTACCCAATCCAAATTTTCACCTGATGTGTTAAAAGGTTCTTGTTGTAATTCTTGAAGAAGTTTGTTTTTATTTTGTTCCGCTTCTTCTCTTGTCCATTTTTTGTTTTCCATAATTTATTGTTTTAGTTTGATAATGGTGCTTTAATTGTTGAATGTGATTGATAGTTATCTAAAGTGAAATCAGATGGTTTATAACATTCCCAATCATCTTTCATACATAAGTAATTAGGTAACTCATTTAGTTTAGGTAACTTCATAGGTTCTCTAGTTAGTTGTTCTTTTGCTTGTTCAATATGATTTGAATATAAATGTACATCTCCTAAATTACCAATCAATTCATCAGGAATCATATTAACTTCTTTTGCTATGATTTCTAATAACAACCCATAAGATGCTATATTGAATGGTAATCCTAAGAATGTATCTACTGAACGTTGATTCCACATTAGAGATAACTTTCTGTTAGGTACATTCTTTTCATCTAAATCAGATTCATCGAGCTTTGATGCATATGATATATCTTTACCAATTGATGATGTCCAATATAATGCTCTTTCACCGAAAGTCATTTCCTTAGTGTAACATTGGAATCCGTAGTGGCAAGGTGGAAGAACCATCTTATCTAATTCTCCTACATTCCAAGCGTTAACCATCAATCTACGAGAATCGGAATTATTTTTTAATCCATCAATGAGGTTTTTGATTTGGTCGTTACCACTCCAATCTCTCCATTGTTTACCATAGATAGGACCCAATTCACCCCACCTTTCAGCAAACTCATCATCGTTTTTGATTCGCTCAATAAATTCATCTTTTGAGTATGGTTCAATAGTAGGAACTCCTTTTGTGTCTATCGAATACGATTTTAAATATCTTACAATATCCTTGTCGCGTATAACATTATATAAATAATTCTTATACGCATCACCATCCCAAATATGACATCCATTATCCACCAAATACTTAATATTGGTATCTCCTTTTAGAAACCATAACAACTCAGTTACCATAGTTTTGAATGCCATTTTCTTAGTTGTAAGAAGTGGGAATCCATCCTTCATGTTATGTCTGATAGTATAACCGAAGATTGATTTTGTTCCTGTATCTGTCCTATCTTTCTTATCAACACCATGCTCTAGTATGGTCTGAAGTAAATCTATGTATTGTTTATCTAATTTGTTCATTTCTCTTTAATGTTAAGTTCATCATATGATTCCAATCGTAACACAAAATCAGGGTTCTTTTGAAGGTCTATTGTCTTTCTTAATCTGAGTGTTGGGTGTGGTGGTGTTACCAATCGGGTACAATCACTAAATTTATCATCACCCTCATATATTGCAAAATGAAATCCAACGGGTACGTTCTTCCATTGAATAATACCATTACCATTTATAGACCAGGGCAACCACTCCCATCTACTCGTCTTATCCCATAGTAGGATATCACCTACTTTTAATTTTTTGTGGAATCGTGAATATGTGAACTGATTGAAATGTTCGTGGAATGAATCGTATGTACAAAAATCAGATGGTAATCCCAATCTTCTTAAAACGTATGTTAAACAGGTCTCTGTTTTTGTTAATGTAACTTGTTTTAATTGAACATCTGTCATTACTTACCTTTAAAGTATTTAATAAGAATATGTGCCGAACGGTAGTTAGTTGCAAGTGGTACATCATGTACATCACATAACCTCATCAACATAGAGATATCTACATCATGTGGGTGTTTATCCAATGGGTCTCTGAAGAATACAACCCCATCAATCTCACCTCTGGTTACCATTGAACCAATCTCAGCATCACCACCCATTGGGCCCGATGAAACCTTTTGAACTTTATCTACTCCTGCGTGAGTAATCATTGTACCAGTCGTACCTGTTGCTACAATATCAACATCAGTACGTTTAAAGAATTCCAATCGTTTCATAACAAATGAAACCATATCAGCCTTCTTACCATCGTGTGCTATAAGTGCTATTTTCATTTTACCCATTCGTTAAACGCAATCTGATACGCCTCAACCTTAGAGAGTTTTGGATTCTCTTCCATCTCTTTCCTAGCCCAATCCATCACTTCAGTACGAAGTCCATAGGCGGATGCCTCATATAGAATCTCTTCAATTTCTTCTTCGTTAGTCATATTTAAGAATTTGTAATTTAATCTTATTCATAAGAGTTAGAACATCTGGTGTCAATGGAGATGTATTCATAACATCCATTATTTCGGATAGGAGTTCCTTCATATCTCTTTTAGATTTATCCTTAGAAAATTTAACGTTGATACGTTCTACTTCATACAAATGATACGCAATATCATCTATCTCTCTCAACTTATTCTCATACTTTGATATACGAGAATCTACATATCGATTATTAGATGAATTACTATTAGGAACATATCCTTTGTACAACTCATCCAACCTACCTTTAAGGTACTGAATTTCCATCAGTTTATGTATTGACTTGTAATCCATTACTTTTTAATTTAGAGCGGGAAGGTGGAACTGCCCCACCATCTCCGTACTGGAAGTACGGCGAGTTTCTCTTAACTCTTTTCCCGCATTAGAGCGGAAGGTTGGAACTGCCCCAACTTCTTCTGACTGGATGTCAGATGGGTTTCTCTTAACCCCTCTCCCGCATTTCTTTTTTTATAGAATTCACTACCGAATCATCTCTTTGATTCTCAATAGATGTATTCCATAACTTTCTCATAAACTCAATGTGATGGGATTGAATTTCAAACCCATAATCATCATCCACATCTCTCGTATTTAAAGAACCTGTAACCAATGCCCGGATAATGTACATATCACCTGTATCAACACCTTCAGTATTCTCCATTAACTTCTTTAAGTAAAGAATCTTATCGGTTATATTTACACTATCCCATTTCATTTGAATACAAATATACAACTTATTTTTTAATTATACAAGTCTTTTTTAAAATATTTTTGCGGAAGATGTAGGATTCGAACCTACGATACCTTTCAGTATGCTGGTTTTCAAGACCAGTGCATTCGACCACTCTGCCAATCTTCCAGTGA